GTTCGGCGATGGCCGGGCGCTTTTCTTATGCCTTAGACCGTGCGGGGCCGACAGAAAGGAGCCGGGCGGTGACGCCATAAAATTGCCACTTGGGTTTGCATTGCCACGGGCGGCGACGATGATTCAAGCGTATCGCTTCGGCGGTGCGCTTTTTCTTGACTTTTTCCGACAGAATAATTATTATGGGGAAAAGGAGAGGACTTTATGGAAGACGAAGCTAAGAAAAAAAGAAATTGCTTTGTTATTACGCCAATAGGCAAAAAAACTGATCCTATAAGGCGGCATATTGACGGGATAATTGATGCTTGCATAATTCCAGAGTTAGAAAATGATTATAAAATATCTGTTGCACATAGACTACCAAATCCAGGATCAATTAATAAGCAAGTTATTAAATTGATTTATGAGAGTGATTTAGTCATTGCCAATTTAACAAATAAAAATCCGAATGTTATGTACGAATTGGCAATACGATATTGCATTGGAACGCCAGCTATTATAATAGCTGAAAGTGGTACTGACTTGCCATTTGATATAATTGAAGAACGAACAATTTTTTATACTAATGATGCGCAAGGCGTTATAGATTTACGCAAAGATTTGAAAAAAGCACTGTCAGTAATAGACTATAGTGACAAAGTTCCACGTGGACCTATTTATGATAATTTAAGAAAAATCGACAAGGAGGCTCAAATAATTAAGGAAATTAATGTTGATGATGGTGTTAAGCCTATTAAATATATCTTAGACAGATTGGATGATATCCAAAATTCCTTAGTAATATCCCAAAGGTCAAAATCAAATCTAAGGGATCTGTTAGTAATTTGCGAATTGGAAGAAAAAAGCAAGATAAACGAGCTGGATATTTCTAAGAGATTATTTTCTAGATTTGACATGACGAAATGTTCGGTATCAGTCACAAATCCTAACGATGAAAAAATAAATGTTATTATTAAATTATATAATATCCAATATAATAAAGATATAGCCAATATTATTGGACTTGAATTAAAACAGTTGAACATTCCGGTTATAAAAATCAAGATATCCGACTTAGATACGAATCAATATTTATCTGTTTATTATGTTGATTAAATATTAGGGCTTACTTCGGCAAATGTATCTTAATTAGGACGACCTTCGGGCCGTCCTTTTTCATGCCAATTTTTGGGGAGGTGACCGGCAGTGTGCAGTCCAAAATGTGTCTGGAATGATTACAGGTGTACCGGGGCGTGGGCGTGTATGCTGCCGCGGTGCCCGTATAAAGCAAAATCCCCGCCTTTATCGGGCGGGGATTCGTTTACCGGTCGGCAACATGGAGCCGCTGTTTCAAACCTTCCTGTAAAACCTGCGAAAAGTTGACGTTTGCTTTTTCCGCGAGATCGTTTAACCAACTGGGTACAGTTACATTCTTGCGGATGGTGCGCATATCGTTTGCGCGGCGGTAAGCGTCAAAGTCTATGTCAACCAGAGTAACGATTTCATTAGGTTTGTGTTCCGCTTTCACAGCGGATGGTTCCGGAATTTGACGGCCGGCATCTTGTTCTGTAATTCCCCAGAGGCCGATGGCATCACGGGCCATTTCAATAGCATCCGCAATGTCGTTTCCTTCCGTGTTAATTTGCAAGTCTGGGACGGATACAACGTATCCATGTTCCGCCGGAGTGAGGACAACAAGGTAAACCTTTTTCATGGAAAACACCTCCGTATATTTTAACCGTGACGGCGGGGCTTTATTTCAGCCCCTGCCGCTTGATGATTGCCTTTGCGAGTAGTTCATTGATTTCACTGTGGCGAGGAATCGGTTCGCTTTTCTTCCCGTTGGTGTAGATGTCGTGATTAGCACCCTCTCTGATTTTCCACCATCCATTTTTTTCGAGCTTTTTTATTAAGTCCTTGCGTTTCATATCCTCACCTCATGATTATATTATACACACTTAATGCGCATAAGTCAAGGCCCTTTTCAAATATTTATGCGTATTTTTTACGTGTAAAAAAGGAAAGCCGGTTCAGTAATGCGTGAATTTGCAAAGTCATTTTATAAATCCAAAGCATGGAAGCAGTGCCGTGCATCTTACATAGCGTGTCGTCGTGGCATTGACGGTGGACTATGTGAGAGATGCCACAGGCAGCCGGGATATATCGTGCATCACAAGGTACACATTACACCAGCAAACATAAGCAATCCAGACGTTACTCTCAGCCATGATAATCTTGAGTATTTGTGCAAAGCTTGCCATGATGATGTGCATGATTATTGCGGTCAGCAAAAAGATAAGCCGCGGTGCGAATTTGATAAATGGGGCAATCCAGTTCCGCGGCGGCGGTAGCCCCCCCTAATACTTTAGCACAATAAAGTGTGGGAGACCGGTTGATGAGGCTCCAAAAAATACACGGGCCAGCTGCGTGATCGGTGTAGTTCAGCAAAGAAATAGGGTGATTTTGGTGGCAGAAAAGAAAAGCTACGATGATATGACAAAGGATGAGATCATTGCCGCAGAGAAGCGGAAACTTGCTGGCATTTACTCGAGGCTGGAAACAAAAACAAAAAAGTCGGTCAGTTCACTCGTTGATAATGCCGCGTTTATGGCGGCAAGCCTGTATGAGCTTCAGCGGGACATCAACACGGAAGGCTACACCGAAGAATATCACAACGGTGCGAATCAGTCCGGTATAAAGCGCAGTGCAAAAATTGATATCTACATACAGCTTGAAAAAAACTATGCCTCTGTTATTAAACAGCTTACCGATCTGCTCCCGAAGGAGGACAAAATCAAAGAAAAAAAAGACGACGGTTTCGACGGATTTGTAAATGGCCGTGAAGATACATGATTAAATATTCCGACAGCTATAACCCAATTATCGAGTATTGGCAGAAGATCCAGTCCGGCGAGGAAGTCGTCGGAACAAAGATCAGAAAAACTTACAAGAAAATTGTCTATGATATTGAGCACCCTGGGGAATATTTTTACAGCCCAAAACGTGCAAACCATATAATCGAGTTTGCGGAAAACTACTGCCACAACTATCAGGGTAAAGAGGGCGGCAGGCTCGTAAAACTGGAATTATGGGAAAAAGCGATACTTGCGACCGTGTTTGGATTTGTGGATATCGAGGGTGTTAGAAAATACCGTGAAGCGCTGCTGATCGTCGGTAAGAAAAACGGTAAGTCGCTGCTGTCCTCAATCGTTGGGGACTATATGCTCACGGCTGACGGAGAACCGGGTCCTGAAGTTTATGCTGTGGCTACTAAAAAAGACCAGGCCAAAAAAATATGGATGGCGTCAAAACTGATGGTTAAAAAATCGCCAGCTTTGCGTAAGCGTGTCAGGCCGCTTGTATCGGAGCTGTATTGTGATTATAACGATGGCATTTTTAAACCTTTGTCAAGTGACAGTGACACGCTTGACGGGCTTAATGTCCACTGCTGTTTGATGGATGAAATACATCAGTGGAAGCAAGGCAAGGCTCTCTATGACATTATGGCCGACGGCACGACGGCGCGGGAACAGCCGCTTATTTTTATTACTTCAACGGCCGGCACTGTCCGGGAAGATATTTATGACCAGAAGTACGATGAGTCAGCACGCGTGATAAACGGATACTTTGACCCCGTCGGATATCACGATGAGCATTTTATCCCATTTATTTATGAGCTGGACAGCCGTAAGGAATGGACGGATCAGAAATGCTGGAAAAAGGCAAATCCAGGGCTTGGCACAATAAAAAGTGAAAAGCAGCTTGCCGATAAAGTCCGCAAAGCCAAAGAAAATCCGCTGCTTATAAAAAACCTTGTATGCAAAGAGTTTAATATCCGCGAAACGACGTCGGAAGCTTGGCTTACTTTCGAGCAGGTCAACAATCCAGATACTTTTAAGCTTGACCTTAAAAATAAAAAACTGCTTTGGCAGCACAGCGGAAAAACAAAAAAGCTGCCTTTACCGCGCTATGGTATCGGCGGCGCTGATTTATCCAGCACAACTGACCTGACGGCGGCAAAGGTAATTTTTATGGTTCCAGGCTGCAACCGGATTTTTGTACTGCAAATGTACTGGCTGCCAGAGGACTTAATAGAGCAGCGGGTAAAGGAGGATAAAATTCCCTACGACCTCTGGGCTGAACAAGATCTGCTGCGTACATCACCCGGAAACAAAGTCCACGCGAAATATGTTAAACAGTGGTTTTTGGAAGTCCAGAATAGGCTGGATATCTATATCCCATGGATTGGATACGATTCATGGTCTGCAATTTATTGGGTGGAAGATATGCAAAGTGAATTCGGCAAAGAGTCCATGATACCCGTTATTCAAGGCAAAAAGACATTATCCGCTCCGATGAAACAGCTCGGAGCAGATTTAAGCAGTAAACTCGTGGTTTATAACAATAACCCAATTGATAAATGGTGCCTTGCGAACACAGCAATCGACATTGACAAAAACGATAATATCC